ATGCCGCACTTCACACCATTTAACAAAAACCTAGATGAACTCGAAGCACTTGACTTAATTTCTTTAAAACAAATTAGTGAAGGTTGGTATATTGAATACAAAAGCCAACTTTCAAAGGCTTCCGATATTGCCAAATCTATCTCAGCACTAGCCAACACGTATGGCGGCTGGGTTTTCTATGGCATAAGTGAAGAAAGCAAAGAAAATTCTGTTGCCGGTGCGTTTCCAGGCATAGATATCTGCGAAATAGATTCTGCTCTCCAACGGATCAGACAAGCTGTCGCAAACTTAATCAGCCCAGCATGTCATTATGATACTTGCGTAATCAAAGGGCCATGTGAAGAACTGGCGCTTGAAGCTGGGAAATGCATCATTTGCGTAGCGGTTCCAGAAAGTATTGAAGCGCCTCATGTTCATCACCGAGGGGCAATTTATAGAAGAATTGGGGACGGCTCTGAGCCTTTGGCTGAAACGGACCGACAGATGATTGAGAAAATGTTTCAACGATCAAGTGAAAGAATTGAGCATCTTGCGCACTGGATTTCTAGCGACCCAGAGCTATCGAACGACGAAGATGAAATCCCTTTCATACGAATTATGATAGTGCCAAATATCTGGGGGATGCCCCGCAAGCCTTATAAAGCCACTATAAAATCTGTTAAATCCGCGCTCAACCTAACTGAAGGCAGAGCGTCCTTTATACCTTTTGACACGATATATAAAAGCGCAAACACGGTAATAGCTCGCCAGTGCGGAACCGAGGACCCTATTCGAGCTCGATTGACTTGGAGTGTACACCAAGATCTTAGCAGCGAAATATTAGTGCCTCTTAGAGTATACAAAGGATCGCCCGATGTAACTGAATATCATTTACGTGAACGACAAAATATCGAAGCGTATTGCGATAGACTTAGACTAACTGAAGCCGAAAACTTTGACATTATCGATTTAAGCATTCTCTATAACGTTCTGCATGGAGTGATCGAATCACAGCGAGAATTGCAACGCCAAGCTGGCTGGCCATTAGACTTCGAAATAAAAGTCAAAGTAATTAACGCTTGGAGAACCATCCCCTACTTAGACACGGAGTTTTTTATTGACCTAATAAATGAGAACGGCATTCCTGTGAACCTTAATGAAGAATGCGTATCACCTACTGGGTCTCATCCTGAAACGTTTTGGTCAGTACCCGACAACTCGAACAATCTTGAATCTGGCATCGGGGCAGGAATACAAACAATTATTGCCTTCTGTCCAATCGCCGAAGCATTTGGCATTCCTCTCCCCGAACTCCTCAGTGAGGAAGGGCGTTTAGAGCTAATTCGTACACAGCTTACCGAAGCGGGAATACAAGCAGCACTCAAGCAGTAAAGCTTCACTCGAACCCTGATTAAATCATGCTATTTAAGGTCGAATTGTAGAATGACATCAAAATTCATAAAAACAGCAAAATACCCTGATCCCTCTGGGACTTTTTCATTCAATCTTGCACCCAAAGATAGAATTATAGACACCTGCCTTTTTATACTCGATGCCAACGTACTACTACTCCCTTACACTGCCGACGCTAAAAGCCTAAATGAAATCAGAAAGGTTTACGAAAAACTTGTCAAACAAAACAGGTTGTATGTACCAGCGCAAGCAGCCCGAGAATTCTTAGACAACCGGGCCACTAAACTATCAGAAGTACATGACTTCATATACAAGAAGCAAAATCAGTCATTCACATTCATAAAAGGCTTTCCACTCCTAGATGAGATCAATGAATTCAAAGAGCTTGTAGGAATTGAAAACCAAATTAAAGAACTTCTAAAAAAATATAGAGATTCCGCAGCAAAGACCCTAAATATCATCAAGTCATGGGGGTGGGACGATCCAGTAAGCAAAATATATCACGAAGTTCTATCTAGCGTGATACTCGACGACTCTGATACTGACGAGAACAAGCTGGAAAAAGACCTTGAGTTTAGAAACAAAAACAAAATACCTCCAGGCTACAAAGACGGGGGAAAGAGCGACAATCAAATCGGGGACCTTTTAATTTGGCACGAACTTCTGAATATTGCAAAAACCAGACAAGAACATGTAGTTTTCGTATCTGGCGATGAAAAAAACGATTGGTGGCATCAAAGCAGCGGCAAGGGATTATATCCACGATTCGAGCTCGTCGATGAATTTAGACGCTCGGCACATGGAAAGTCATTCCACATAATAAGTCTCTCTGAGTTACTTGAAAAATTCAATGCCAACTCCGCTGCTGTTGCTGCCGTAAAAACGTCAGAGGAGCAAGCATCCCAACCAGTAGCTAGCGATGGCTTCATCACAACTGCAAAGAACTGCTTGAATCTCATAAAGTTCTTCCGCGACCTACTAGCCTCACACAAAAATGAACAACAGCACATCCTTATAAATCGACAGAAAAATGATATGCATGACTTTTTTGACCCAGCGCTAGAAGATTACCCATTTAGCAACTTCGGCAATAACGCTTCGACAAAAAACTTAATGAGCACCTACGAAGCCCACAAGATAGACATAATTATTATGCGTGAAACCCTACTCGAAAGCCTGCCTCACCTGCGCAACGACGATATGGACTTTTACTACAGCAGACCAACAAATCCGATAGGCGTTGAATCTGTTATTGACGACTTCGAACGAATCGTAAAGACAGCTCTGCTCAATAGATAATCACAGACATCAATAGCGGCGAAGCGAGCGCTCAAGTGAACTCCATATGAGCTATAGTGAAAACCTCACTACCTCTTCGCCAACCCAATCGTTAATCAAAGAGATTCGTGTTTGAATCGGCTTCAACTCGTTTTCAATCCAAATCTCAGTCGCTTCCTTAATCGAACCAAAACCACCGGAATTTTGAGGAACAATCCCCATTAATTGCGGTGGTATCCGCAAAGCAGCAAGCAGATCATCACGACTGATGTTCTTGATCGCCGCAAAGTCATCTTTTGCTGCCACCTCGCTGATAGGCAGCAGTTGAATACCGTCCTTCTTCCCACCAGGTGCGTACATGAACAGATTCCGGAAGTTGCCCGGACCTTTACTGTTTTTCATGGCGTCCCGCAGGTCATCGACAAATTTCTCGTTCTGAGCCGCGTCCGTCATGTAAAGGATGAATCCGGCATGACTACCGTTCTGGTAGTACTTACGGCGGAACAGTGTCGCACTTTCATTGAGCAAGGCGCTCTGGAGGGCAGCCAGCCATTCGGGCAGGCCATAGACCTCCTGGTTGATGTCCGCTTCGCGGATGTGGCAGATGCTGCCGGCCTTGAATTCGTGCTCGTCCTTCCAGCCCCGCACCTGGAAGTAGGTGTCCAGGTTAGTGCCACGCCGCATGTATTTGGCCAGACAAGGCTGCAGGCCGAGTGCTCGGCCAAGCATGTTGTCGTGCTTCTCCAGATAGAGGTTGCCGCACCATCCCCAGTCCATGACGATCTGCTCAAAGGCCTGCCGGCTCAGCAGCTTATGGGGGATGAAGCTGCGTACAAGCATGTTGCGCTTGAACATGAGTCCTGACTGCAGGTAAACGCTGGCTCTGGTGGATCGGGCCAAACCGTCGAGGTTGACTGGTGGCTCATACCAGCGGCCATTAGACCAACACTCTAGGTAATCCAGGATCTCGCGCCCATCCAGCACCGGTACTGGCTCACCAAAACTGAACGCTACGCTCTTGCCACCCTCCCCCTTGGTCAGCAGCTCACCTTCGGGCGGCTCCACTACCTGGTCAGCGCCGGCAGGTCGACGATTGCGCGATTTTTTCATTAGTAGATCTCCATGATTCCGGTGTTGGCCGTGGTCTGACCTTCCAGCGGCTCGTTGTGAAGGGCGTGGAAAAGGGCCCAGGCCAAGTCGGCGTGGCCCGTGCTGTCATTACGGCCAGCGGTGTAGGTGAACTGCCGACCGCCTGGGGTGATGGTCTTCCGGATCGCCATAAGGGACTGGGCAAGGTCGGTCCAACCTGCGTCGAATTCGAGCCGGCCTTTCGAGATAACGTCCCACGCCTTCATGACCAGGCGCGTTTTCACTTCGGGGTTGTAGTTGAACGTGCGCACCCCGGGGAAGAATTGACGTACCAGCTGCGCCACGGCGCTGCCCATGCCCGTGGTGTCGATCCCGATGTATGTCACCCAGTATCGCTCAGTGACCTTTCGAATCGTCTCGGCCTGTGAAGCAAAGTCCATCCCGCGGAACTGATGCCGCTCTAGGACCCGAAATTTGCCACCCGGGACAAGCGGAGGAGCCACTACGACTAGGCCGGCCGTGTCGCCAGTCTCTGCCGGGTCATACCCCACCCAGACCTGCCTATCGGCGAATGGGCGGGCCGCGAATGGCTTGTAGTCCTCCCAGTGTGTCCAGCTGTCGATCATGCAAGGCTGAAGGGCGGCGAGCGGGAAAATACTGGCCCCATCATCGACGAACTCGCACATCAGCAGGTTCTGGAAGGCCGCCGCGTCATACTCCAAGCGCAACTCATCCAGATCGAATAGGTCGCAGCCCCGCTCTTCAGCATCCATGATCGTGACGATCTGCCGCCAGACCCGGTCCTCACACAGGCGCCCCATCTGCAGGGCACTGTGCCCCACATCCAGTTTGATGTGCTGGGCGGTTGGCTTGCCCTTGTTGAAGCGCTCTCCGGTCCAGAACGTGTAGGCCTCATGGGCCATAGAGCTCGGGGTCGAGAAGTAGGTGCGACGGTATTGCTTCTGCATCGCCATGCCCGAGGCGACCTTGTTCAGCTCCCTGAACTTGAAGGTCCAGAAGAACTCGTCGAAGTAGAAGTTACCGTGGTAACCCTGGGCGGTACGTGCGTTGGTACCGAGGAAATGCAGCTCGGCGCCGTTGGCCAGGATGATCGGATCACCTGTTAGATCAACACCGATAGTGTCGCGAGCAAATGCCTGGATGTAAGCCTTGAAAATATGGGCCTGAGCCTTGCTGGCTGAGAGGAAGATCTGGTTGCGGCCAGTGGTCAGCGCGTCAATCAGGGCTTCCCGAGCAAAGTAGAACGTCGCACCGATCTGACGGCTCTTGAGGATTGCGCGCGTCCGCTGGCTACCAGCGCGATACCAGTCTTTCTGGTAGTCGAAGCAACCATCCAGAAAAGCTTCGAGCAGCTTCTCGACCTGCTCTTCACCGATGTCATTCCGCTTGGGCTTCTTCTTCGGCCCTTCGTTGCGCTTGGCCAGCTCGGGGTTGAGGTCAGTCTCGGTACCGCCCGCTTTGTACCGCTCGATCCGCGCCTGACGCTCCAGTTGGCGGTGCAGCACGTCGATCTCTTTGAAGTCGGTACCTGTTTTGGGGTCCTTCAGGAGCAGCTGCACCAAGCGTGCTTCGGTGGCCGCTTGGATGCGCTCAAGCGGAGAAGCCCGGTCCCATTCGTCGCGGGCTTTCCAGCTGTGCAGGGTTTTTTCTTTTTCGCCGATCAACTCGGCGATCTCGCAGACACGGTAACCCTGCCAATACAGGTGCTTGGCGTGGCGGCGGTGATCGGTAGGCAGGTCGACGATATTGTTCATGGCGCCGATGCTGCCGCTCGCGCGCGTGATCCCCTATCAGCGCCCCCTGTAACGCCCGCGCCTACAACTGCACCGCGTTGCCGTTAAACGGCGGGGTGCGGACCATGCCCCCATCGCCAGGCACAACGCCACCGCCATGAGGATTCCCGGCATGTCCGAAAGCACCAAAGCCCCCGCCAAGAAATACCGCTCCAAGTGGACCCGCATCGCCGTCGAAGGCGCCACCACCGATGGCCGCAACATCGAGCGCAGCTGGATTGAGGACATGGCCAGCACCTACAGCCTCAATACCTATGGTGCACGCATCAACTGCGAACACATCAAGGGCTACTGGCCGGGCGGTGAGTTCGGTGCCTACGGCGACGTTGTCGCCTTGAAGGCAGAGGAAGTTGAAATCGCGGGCGTCAAAAAGCTCGCTCTGTTCGCCCAGCTGGAACCGAACGACGCACTTCTGGCGCTGAACAAGGCAGGCCAGAAGGTTTACACCTCGATCGAGGTACAGCCGAAGTTCGCCGACAGTGGCAAGGCGTACCTGGTCGGCTTGGCGGTTACTGACACCCCGGCCAGCCTCGGTACCGAAGCGCTGTCGTTCAGCGCCCAGCACGGCACGCTGGCCAACCGCAAAAAGGACAAGGACAACTTGTTCTCGGCGGCCGAAGAAACCGCCCTCGAATTCGAAGAGTTCACCGACGCCCCGGGCATGTTTGCCTCGCTGGGCAAAAAGGTGAGTGAGCTACTCGGCATGAGCAAGGAAAAGGAAGGCAAGGATGCCGCCAACTTCACGGCCCTGGGCGAGCTGATCGAGCAGCTGGCCACCCATGGTGCCGAGCAGGCCGAAGCCTTGAGCAAGTCGCAAAAGGCTTTCACTGACCTGGACGACAAGTTCAGCAAGCTCAGTACCGCCTTTGACGATCTGGTCAAGCGCCTGGGCGACACCAAAGACCACACCCAGAAGGATCGCCCGCCGGTTTCCGGCGGTGGCGGCAACGCTGTCACCGACTGCTGATCCCACACGGAATTGACCCAGCCACGGACTACCGGAGAACACCATGCGTAACGATACCCGGGCCCAATATGCGGCCTACCTTGAACAGATCGCCAAGCTCAACGGCGTCAGCGACCCGACCAAAACCTTTACTGTTGCGCCCGCTGTGCAACAAAAGCTCGAATCCCGCATGCAGGAGTCCAGCGACTTCCTGTCCCGTATCGGCATGATCGGCGTGGACGAACTGAAGGGTGAAAAGATCGGTGTCGGTGTAAGCAGCACCATTGCCGGTCGCACCGATACCACCGGTGACGGCGTCCGTATCCCCCGCGATGTGTCCGGTCTGGACAAACAGGGCTACGAGTGCGCTCAAACCGACTTCGATACCGCGATCCGTTACGCCCAGCTCGATGCGTGGGCCCGTCACAAGGAATTCCAGACCCTGCTGCGCGATGCCATCCTGCGCCGCCAGGCCCTGGACCGAATCATGATCGGTTTCAACGGTACATCGGTCGCCCCAACCACCAACCGCAATACCAACCCGCTCCTTCAAGACGTGAACATTGGCTGGCTGGAGCAGTACCGCCTCAATGCGCCTGCCCGCGTACTCAAAGGCGGCAAGGTCGATGGCAAGGTTGTGATCGGCTCGGGCGCGAACGCTGACTACAACAACCTCGACGCCCTCTTCTACGACGTGATCGCCAACCTGATCGACCCATGGCACCGCAAGGACCCGGGCATCGTAGTTATCCTGGGCAGCAACCTGGTGCACGACAAGTTCTTCCCGCTGGTGAACAAGGACCAGCCAGCGTCCGAGAAGATCGCTACTGACTTGATCTTGTCGCAGAAACGCGTGGGCGGTAAGCAACCGGTGGAAGTTCCGTATGTGCCGGACGGCTCCGCGTTGGTCACCAGTCTGGAGAACTTGGCGATCTACTGGCAGCTCAATGGTCGTCGCCGCTACACCCAGGAAAACCCAAGCAAGAACCGCGTCGAGAACTTCGAGTCGAGCAACGACAGCTATGTCATCGAAGACTACGGCCTCGGCTGCCTGGTCGAAAACATCGAGCTGGAGTCCTGATGCCATGGCCCTGAGCCCAGCTAAACGCCACTTCATCAACGCAACCGCGGCCTTGGAGGCCGCGGCCACTGCACCTGCAGCGCTCATGCAGGGTCTGAACGGCTACGAAATCCAGCTTGCGCAGCTGCAGCAGGACATGCTGAGGCTGTCGAATATCCAGTCGCTAGAAGCCAAGGCTCAGCTCAAAGTGGCCCTGCTGCCTACCTATGAGCCCTACATCGAGGGTGTTCTCAGCTCCGGCCGCGGTGCGCAAGACGATGTCCTGGTCACCGTGATGGTATGGGCGTTCGACGCCGGCGCCTGGAAGACCGGCCTTGATATCGCTGAGTACGTCCTTCAGCACGGCCTCAAGATGCCCGATCGCTTCAATCGCAAGACCGCTTGCGCGGTTGCCGAGGAGGTGGCCGAAGGCGCATCCAAGGCCCTGAATGCTGGAAATGCTTTCCCGATCGAAGTCCTCACTCGCACCGCCACGCTCACCAGCGACGAAGACATGCACGACCAGGTGCGATCCAAGCTGATGCGCGCTCTCGGCAGGGCAACCTTGTTCGGTCTCGACGAGGAAAACCCTGGTCAGCCTGGTCAGGTGCAAGCCGGCATCGAGCTACTCAACCGCGCTATCGAGCTGTACGACAAGTGCGGTGCCAAGAAAGAACTGGAGGCGGCCGAACGCCTGCAGAAGAAACTTGCCGACAAAGTCGGCTAACCGAGCGTCCCCGCGCACCCCGGCGGCTCGGGGCGGATCAGCGGCCATTGGCTCAGCTGTGAAGCCCCGACCACCGCCGACCTATTCCAGAGCACGCGATCATGAGTGGATTTATTGCCGGCGCCCCAGTGGCCGCGGGCCTGATCAGCAGCGACCCGTTCTGGCCAGGGATTGACCTGGACGAGCTGCGGGCAACCCTGCGCATCGACTCCAGCGTCTCCCTGGCCCGCCTCGAAACTGCGGTCGTTGCCGCAATTATCAACGTCAATCGCGAGTTGAGCGCCTGGCGCCTCGGGAAACAGGCCCAAGGTATTGCAGCCCTGGTGGATGTCCCAGGCGAGAAGATCCAGAACAAGTCCGAATACGAACACCTGTACCTCCGTGCAGTCCAGGCAGCAGCTGGGGCTGAGGTGTGTGAGCGGTACCGCGGCTACGACACCACCGCCAGCGGCTCCAAAAATGCCGACGAAATCACCCCAACGATCGACGATTACCGGCGCGATCAGCGCTGGGCCATCCGGGACTTCCTGGGAAAATCGCGAACAACAGTAGAGCTACTGTGATGGCTGAGCAGAAGCGCACCCAGCAAAACGACACCGTCGACGCCCTCTGCTGGCGGCACTACGGCCGAACGGCCGGTGTGGTCGAGGCCGTGCTCAATGCCAACCCCGAGTTGGCCAACCACGGTGCCGTGCTGCCCGCCGGCCTGCTCATCACCCTGCCCGATATCCAGACATCGGCGCCCGAGCGCCAGATGGTGAGCCTATGGGACTGATCGTACCCCCCACTTCACCAAGGAAGGAAAACCATGCCTGACCGTCCCGATACGTGGGCGTTTTTCGCCACCTGGCTTGAGCACAACTGGCCGAGCCTGTACGCCGGCGCGCTTGCCATCGTCATTGCTTCGCTGCGGGTGATCTACGGCGGCGGAAAGCTCCGCCAGCTGATCATTGAGGCTCCGCTATGTGGCGCCCTCGCACTGTCCGCCAGCAACGGCCTGTCGCTAGTTGGCATTCCCCTAACTGCCGCGCCGTTCTTCGGCGGCCTGATCGGTCTGCTGGGCGTCGAGTTCATCCGGGCTGCAGCAAAAAGGTTCTTCATGCGTAAGGAGCAACAGTTGTGATCACTCTTCGCCACGGCGACCGCTCCCAGGCGGTTCGCGAGTTGCAGCGCAAGCTGAATGCCAACGGCGCCAAGCTGGTCACCGACGGTGACTATGGCGATTCCACTGAAGGCGCCGTGCGCGCCTACCAGTTGAAGGTTGGTCTGGTATCGGATGGGGTGGCCGGGCCCAAAACTCAGGCCAGCCTGATGGGACTGGATGTCCAGAAGCTGCTGAAACACTCCGATCTGGTCAAAGCATCCCAGCGCCTCGGTGTTCCAGTAGCCGCGGTGTACGCCTTGAACGAGGTCGAATCCCAAGGCTGTGGCTTCTTCGACAACGGCAAGCCGGCCATCCTGTTCGAGCGCCACGTCATGTACGAACGCCTCCAGGTTGCGCGAAGTGGGGCGGATGACCAGGAGCAGTTGCGCCGGCGCGCCGCCGACCTGGCCAAGCAAGCGCCCAACCTGGTCAACCCCAAGGCTGGCGGTTACATCGGCGGTACCGCCGAACACCAGCGCCTGGCGCAGGCCATCCAGTTCGACGAGCAGGCAGCTTTGGAGTCGGCCAGCTGGGGCGGCTTCCAGGTGATGGGCTACCACTGGAAAAGGCTCGGTTACCCCACTCTGCAAGACTTCGTGGCAGCAATGCGGCGCAGCGAAGCGGAGCAGTTGGAGGCATTCGTCCGGTTCATCGAAACCGATCAGGTGCTACACAAGGCGCTGAAGTCCTTGAAGTGGGCCACTGTGGCGAAGCTCTACAACGGTCCCAACTACCAGCGAAACCTGTACGACGTGAAGCTTGAGCGCGCCTTCGAGCGTCACCAGGACCGTGCGCTTGCGCAGGGGGCCGCATGACCTACAAAGAGCTGCTCGAAGGCCTCGCGGTGCACCGTCTCCAACCGAACGATGTCCTGGTCTTACCGGAAGATTTCGACCAGGGCCATTTCGAAGAGCTTCGGAAAGCCCTGCACCAGCTCAAGGCCTCGCCTTGCCTGATTGTCATCGGTGATGTGGAGAAGCTGGACGAGTCCGACATGAACGCACTGGGCTGGTACCGGAAATGATCGACCTGCGCCCTGCCCCGTTCCTGCTCGCCGGCGCGATTGCAATACCGCTCGTTCTCACCCTGGCGGTCTGGGGCATCGACCAGTATCTGGATGCCAGCGATGCAAAGACCAAGCTCCTCGAGGAGCAGATCGGCGCCGCGCAGACGACGGCAGAGCGCAATCTCGCCAACATCAACGAACTGATAGCCACCCTGACGACCGTCCGCGACGGCCAGGCCAAGCTGCTGATGCTCCAGGGCGAGCTGCGCACGGGCCTGGCGCAGCGCGAGCGCCAGATCGAGGACCTCAAGCATGAAATCAAGGAACTGCAGGAGTGGGCTGACCGCCCTCTGCCTGGCGCTGCTCGCCGGCTGCGCGAAAGACCAGCCATCATCGGCGCCGACGCTTACCGTAAATGGTTGTCCGGTAGTGGTGCCGTGCACCCTGCAGGCGACAGCCCCGACCAGCAACGGCCAGTTGCTGACTGACCAGGAGCGCACCGAGCTGGCCTGGGCCGAATGTGCCGCCCAGGTCGACCTCATCTATCAGCACCAGGTGAAGCATGAACAAACCCGATAGCTTGCGTAAGCACCTGCTGGAAGCCGTGCCCGGGCTGGCCAACAACCCGGACTGCCTGCTGATGTTCATCGACGAGGGCAAGGTCCGCTCAATCGCCACGGCGGCGCTGTCCTTCGAGTACGGCTATAACCTGCAAATCATCCTGACCGACTATGCCGGCCACCCCGATAGTGTCTTCATCCCGCTGCTGGCCTGGATCAGGATCAATCAGTCGGAGCTGATGGAGAACCTGAGCAAGTCGGCCGATGGAGTGAAGTTCGAGGCCGACATCCTGGACAACAGCAAGGTCGACTTCAGCATCTCACTGGCCCTGACCGAGCGGGTGATAGTGAAGGATGTAGACGGCGTGCAGACGGTGAAACACGCCGGCGAGCCGCAGCGCAACCCGAACTGGCCGGGTGAAGGCCCGGAATGGATCGTGCCGAATGTCTGACCTTAACGCCTTAGAAGACTGGGCCGGTCCGATCCTGCGCCGGCTGGAGCCTGCGGGCCGGGTCAAGCTGGCACGCTCCCTGGCGCAGCAACTGCGCCGCAGCCAACAGCAACGGGTGGCCGCCCAGCGCAATCCTGACGGCTCGGCCTTCGCCCCGCGCAAGCCCCATAAACTGCGTGAAAAGGCAGGCCGGGTGAAGCGCAAGGCCAAGATGTTCCAGAAGATGCGCACCGCGGCCTACCTGAAGGCCAGCGGCGACGGCCGCGCGGTGACGGTTGGCTTCGTCGGCCGGATCGCCAAGATCGCCCGCGTTCACCAGTACGGCCTGCGCGATCGCGTGGCACCCCGCGGCCCTATGGCCAATTACGAAAAACGGCAACTGCTGGGCCTGAGCAGCGCCGACCTCGATCTCATCCGCGACGGCATGCTCGCGCATATCAGCCTGTAACCCCCCTTCCTACAAGCCGGCCAGGCTGCGCCCGCGCGCGTGTAGCGCGATCCTCGCCGGCATGAACGACATCGCCGAACTCAACCGCCTCGTAGAAAACCTGATCCGCCTTGGCACCATTGCCGAGGTGCAGTTCTCGCCGCCCCGGGTAAAGGTGAGTACCGGCGGCATCATGACAACCTGGTTGCCCTGGATTGCCCTGCGCGCCGGCGCCGACCAGGTGTGGGACCCGCCCACCGCCGGCGAGCAGGTTCTGCTGTTCTCCCCCAGCGGCCAGCTGGCCAACGGCGTGGCCGTTAGCGGGCTGTTCAGCGACAAAATTCCCGCCAACGGTAACCGCGCCGGCCTGTATCGCCGGACTTTCGCCGACGGCGCCGTGATCGAGTACGACAGCGAGGCCCACCACCTGAGCGCCGTGCTGCCCGAGGGCGGCACCACCAGCCTGATCAGCAAGGGCGGCATCCGCATTGAAGGGCCGATTACCCACATTGGCGACTACACCCAGACCGGCAACCAGGACATCACCGGTGAGGTGACCGTGTCCGTCGATGTAGTGGCCGCCGGCATCAGCCTGGTCGAGCACACCCATGGCGGCGTCATGCCAGGCCCGGGTTCCACAGGGCGCCCCCAATGAACGTCTTCACCGGTGGCGCAATAGCCAACAGCGAGCATATCGCCCAGTCGATCGCGGACATCCTCACCACGCGTATCGGTACCCGCGTTATGCGCAGGGAGTACGGCAGCCTGCTGCCCGACCTGGTCGACCACCCATCCAACGACGTGACCCGTCTGCGGGCTTATGCCGCCACCGCCATGGCGCTGATCCGCTGGGAGCCGCGCATCCTGGTTCACCGCGTCCAGCTGCAGAGCGCGACCCTGCAGGGCAAAGCCGTGATGGACATCGAGTGCACCGTCGTTGACTCGAATGAACCCCTGAGCCTGAGCATTCCGCTCCAACTGGGAGCCATCGTATGAGCACCTGGACGCCGATCGACCTTTCCCTACTGCCCGAACCCACTGTCGTTGAGATCCTGGACTTCGAGGCGATTCTCGCCGAGCGCAAAGCCTACCTAGTGAGCCTGTGGCCCGAGGCCGAACAGCCTGACATCGCCCGCCGCGTCGAGCTGGAATCCGAGCCGCTGGCCAAGCTGGTCCAGGAGAATGCCTACCGCGAGCTCATCTGGCGTCAGCGCGTCAACCAAGCAGCACTGGCAAACCTACTGGCCTACGCAACCGGCAGTGACTTGGAGCAGCTGGCAGCCAACTTCAACGTCGGGCGCCTGCTCGTCACCCCGGCCCAGCCCAACGCCCTCCCGCCAGTATCCGCCGTCTGGGAGACCGACGACGCCCTGCGGGAGCGGACCCAGATGGCCATGGAGGGGCTCAGCACCGCCGGCCCGCGCAACGCCTACATCCTCCACGCCCGCAACGCATCCGGCCGAGTGGCCGATGCCAGTGCAATCAGCCCGGCGCCGGCCTGTGTCACCGTCAGCGTGCTGGCCGTGGATGGGGACGGCACGCCAGATGAAGAGCTGCTCAACCTGGTGCGCGTTGCGCTGAATGACGAAGACGTGCGCCCCCTGGGTGACCGGCTCACCGTCCAAGCCGCGCAGGTCCTGCCCTACACCATCAACGCCACCATTCACATGGGCAGCCTGACCGCCGAGGCCGAACTGATTGAAGTACAGGCGCGGGAGCGGCTCACCAAGCTGGTAACGCAACGCCGCCGCTTGGGCCTGGACATCCGCCGCTCTGCCCTCGATGCCGCCATGCACGTCGATGGTGTCCGTTTCGTTGAGTTGCCCGGCTGGGCCGACATCGTGCCAAACGAGACCCAGGCGCCCTGGTGCACAGCCATCAACCTCACTGTGGTTGAGGTCGGCTTGTGAGTACCTACGAGCCATTGCTGCCGAGCAACGCCAGCTTGCTGGAGCAGCGCGCGGCTGAGGCCCTGGCCGAGATCCGCCGGGTGCCGATCCCGTTGCGTGATCTGCTCAACCCGCAGACCTGCCCCGAGCACTTGCTGCCCTACCTGGCCTGGTCGTTCAGCGTCGATCGCTGGCATGCCGACTGGCCTGTCGAGACCAAGCGCAAGGCGATCACCGACGCCTACTACGTCCACGCCCACAAAGGGACCATTGGCGCGCTGCGCAGGATCGTCGAAACCCTCGGCTATGCGCTGGAAATCAACGAGTGGTGGCAGCAGGAGCCACAAGGCACACCCGGCACCTTCTACATCGGGATCGACCAGCGCGATCAGCCGATGCCTGACAGTACCCAGCGTGAGCTGCAGCGCCTGGTTGAAGACACCAAGCCAGTCAGTCGGCAATTCGACCACATCACCATCAGCGGCCGCCTGCTCGGCCCTGGCGACATGGCTGCTGCACTGAGCAGCTCCGATGCCGCCGACCTCATCTACCCCAAACGATTCGTGACCGAGGTGGCGCCGCGTGAACGTCCGCTGCTGCGGTTTCACGCCTTCGTCAACAAGACCCTACCCGAGGCAGTAAATGGCAAATAACGAGACGATCCCCGAACGGGAAGAGACCATGGTCGCCAAAGCCGAGGCTGCGACAGCCCTGTTTGAGACTTTCGTGCACGGTGATGAAAACACGCGTGTCGATACCGAAGGGGGCGCCGTCCCCAGCATTGCCATGCAGGCCAAGGCCACCAAAGAATCGGTCATGGCTGCACTGGAGAACGTGGCCGCGCAGATGGCCGGGGCGATGGTCTACAAGGACATCGCCGCCGGCCTGCTCGGTACTGTCGACGGCGCTTTCTTCAGCGTGCCATCGGCGAACGACCTGGAATACCTGATCCTCTACCAGAACATGAACGGCGTAGAGGAAGAGCGGGCACGCTATCCAAGCGCGGCTGCAGCGATGAATGCCCTGATCATGGCCAGGGTCGCGTTCGGCATGTCGATCTCGGAGTCCATCGACCCAGAGATGCCTTGGGGTGTGTTTGGCAAAGGCTTCAAGCCAATCCTGGGGGTGAACGCAAACGGCACGGTGCACGCGATTCTGGACAAGATGCCCGGTTTGGATGGCCTGGGTGACTGGGCTTTCTCCATGCGCGGCAAGAACGATGTCGTTCTGTTCGGTATCCGCTACGACGGCTATGTCCACATCCATGGGGCACTTTCCACAATCCCCCTGGCTTTCCTCGACGGACCAGTAGGCGGCAAAGATGTCTTCGTGCTGGTTGGCGGCGAGCCTTACCAGGTCACCTCTACGGGCGACAACTTTTCGGTGATGTCGACCTCTGACGTGGTCAATTACATCTCTCGGGAGGGCGGTATATCGCAGAAGAGCGCGCCATTCCCCATGCCCGGCTCCGTGGCGTCGTTCGTCAAGAACCTGGTGCACGTCCTCGGTTACGGACAATCGCTGTCCATGGGCGATACCAGCACGGTGGTGACCAAGCAGCCGCCGGCGGCAAACCGATTGCTGACCATCCAGGATGGCGTTCGCCTGACCGATCAAGAGAAGGTGCTTACCAATGACATGGTCGTGCCATTCAAGCCGATGGTCAGCAAGGACAGCGAAGTGCCGGTGGTCCAGCTTTCCGCGCAACTGAACCGCACGCGCAGTCTTCGGGGCGACGTAGGCCTGCTGACCAGCGCGCATGGCCGGAATGGTCGGGCGATCGCCAGCCTGAGCAAGGGCACGAAGTACTACCAGAACCTTCTGACCGCAGTGGCTTCGGCAAAAGCTGAGGCAACCCGCCTGGGGTTGGGCTACCGCGTCCCGTTTGTCGATTGGATTCAGGGCGAGGCTGATAGCCGGATGACCCTGCAGCAATACCTGACGCCGCTGCTGCAGCTGCAAAGCGACCTCGATGCCGACATCCGCGCCATCAAAGGTGACGATGAACCGGTGCGCCTGCTGCTCGACCAGGTCAGCAACTTCACCAACTACAACCTAGAAACCGGCTACGTACCGCTAGCCCAGCTGCAGGCCGCGCTCGACTACCCCGAACGCGTCGTCTGCGCTGGTCCGAAATACTGGGTACCGACCAACACCGATGGCACGCACCTGACCGGCGACAGCTACACCCGTATCGGTGCAATGCACGCCCGGGCGGCCAGTGCGCTGATCAACGGCGGCACTTGGCTGCCAACCCATGCCGTGTCGGCGAAGCGAAACGGTGCCACCGTCATCGTGCACTTCCATACGCCACAAGGCCCGCTGCAAGCCGACACCATCAGCGTGAAAGACCCTGGCAACTGGGGGGTTCGCTACTTCGACGACAGCGACAGCGCTGAAGTCGTGCGCGTGCGCCTGATCGGCGACAACAGCGTCGAAGTCACCCTCAACCAGGTTCCGACCGGGCAGAGCCAGATGATCGGCATTGCCGACGCAGGCCTGGCCGGCCAGCACGGCGGACCTGACACCGGTGCCCGCGCCTGCCTGCGCGACAGCAGTCCCGACCTCGATGCCTATGGCCGCCCGGTCTTCAACTGGGCCTGCCACCAGCAAATCACCGTTCAAACCATCGCTTAACCACAGACTTCAAGGACTCACACCATGCCAGGTCAATTCATCTACCTGCCCGACGTCGAACCAGCAGCAACCGCCAACTCGCCGCGGATTATCCAGACGCTGGCGGATTCCATCGCGCTCAACACCCCGGGGCTGAAGCATGTGGTCAGCGCCCGTGCGATGACTGTGGGAGCGACAGGTATCCAGGCCCGCTGCCGATACACTGGCGCCGCGCTGTCTGCTCGGGGGCTGAACGCTGATCGCTTCGAGATCACCACGGTCAATGGCATGAAGGCATTGGGCTCCGGCCCTGCCGCCTCAGGCGGCCAAGGCGCGATTGCCGGCCTCGCCCTGCCGGTGGGCAGTTTGACGCCGTCGTATACCCAAGTCCTGGTGCTCAACCTGGATGACCTGGACCGCCAGGGCAACTACCTCACCAACGTGCTGTGCGGATTCAACGGCGAGACCTATATCCGCCGAGTGCTCCGCCACTACGGCGTCCTCTACGAGAACCCGGCCGGTGCTGGCAAGTTCAACATCGGCGCCAGTGACAACTATGTCATCACCATGGACCCGCCTGCTGGCCCGTGGATGGTCATCGTGCTCGACTTCGATAGCTCAACCCGCAGGATGTCGATGGCGATCAACCAGGCCGAGGTATTCAGTTCGGCGATTAACACCACGGCATTCACCCCTCCGGACGAAACGGCTTACCTGGAGCTCGGCTACCACGTCAGCAACCGAGGCCTGCGCAATTCGAAGATCGGCGACCTCTACACCTTCGGCGAATCGCTGCTGGCAAACGCCATCACCAGGCAGCAGCTGCAGGCGCTGGTAGAGGCGCTGGTTGATGAATACTCCATTGCATAGCGAGAGGCGCCATGTCTGATTACTTCTGCCTTTTGACGCCCGCCGGGCGGACGAAGCTCGCCCAGGCCGCTCTGTTGAATCAGCCCCTGCTGATCACCAGGATGGCTGTCGGTGACGGCAACCCCCTGGAGGAGCCGCCGACTGAAGAGCAAACTGTCCTGGTGCACGAGGTTTACAACGCGCCGCTGAACAAGCTGTACGCGCCGGTGGAAGACGGCTCAGTGGTGATCGCCGAAATGGCGATCCCCACGAACGCTGGGGGCTGGCACGTAAACGAGATCAGCCTTGAAGACGACACCGGCACCGTCATTGCGATCGGCAACTACCCCCTGACGTGGAAGCCCCCCTACTCTAGCGGTACCGGCCGGGTGCTGCTGATCCGCATCATGCTCGATGTCAGCAATGCCGAGGACATCGCCCTGATCATCGACCCGGCGGCCGTGATGGCGACAGAGCTGCACGTACGCCTGGTGGTGGAGGATCTGCGGCAGCACGTCGACGAGCCGACCGGTGTTGCCGCCGGCACCTACACCAAAGTCCAAGTCAATGTCCGCGGCCAAGTGGTGCAGGGCTGGAACCCGACGACTCTGGCGGGCTACGGCATCCAGGATGCCTACACCCAGGCCGATATCGACTGGCTGTTGTCGAAGAAGGCCAACAACGCGATAACTCTGGCCGGCTACGGCATTGGCGATGCCTACACGAAAGTTGAGGTGAACGGCTTCCTGGACACCAAACAGCCGAACCTGGGCTACACCCCGGTTCAACAGGGCGGCGGTACCAACCAGGGCAACACCAAGATCTACCTGGGATGGGCGACCGACCACCTGCGGGCGCAGGCGGGAACGCAGGACCTGGGGCGGGTGTGGACTGAGGTCAACCGACCGAAGAACACAGCGGCCTTTGGCAACCCGGCCTGGTGGCGCTGTGCTGACACCGGTACCGTCCGCCAGCGCGGCGTGGCGCCGATCATGACCAACGTCATGGAGCAGCGGGTTACCTTCCCGGCAGCCTTCGCAGAGACGCCGGTGATCACGCTCGGCGGGGTGACCTCGACCGCCGACGTTAACCCCAGCATTGAGAACAAGACCGAGATACAGGCCAGCATCGTGGCGTACGACAACACCGGATTCACCCTGGCCAGCCGCCGCCTGGGCGGATCTGACGTGGACTACGTCACTGTGATGTGGCAAGCAGAGGGCCGAGCATGAGAATTTTCTACCGTGCCATTGATGGCGGTTTCTACTTCGAAGAGTGGTTTGGCCCGCGTGAGATCCTGGTACCGGACCCGGAATGGCAGGGCGAGGGCGACGACCAGATCGCGCCCCTCGTCGTCATTGCCAACCCAGACTGCCGACTGCCTGCAGCTGACGAACTGGTGGAGATCAGCGCTGAATTACACCAGGAGCTGCTGGCCGGCGAGCAAATCGGCCTGGTGATCAGAGCAGATGAGCAAGGTTTCCCGGTCAGTGACTCAGCAGATCCGGCCTCTGCCGAGCAACTGGCCGAGCTCGAACGCCTTTGGCGCGATACGATCCTGACCGCGACCGATGCCCTGGTGCAGCGACACCGGGACGAAGTCGAAGCTGGCAGCGACCCCACGCTGACGCCCGAGCAGTACCAGGAGCTGCAGGCCTACCGGCTCGCGCTCCGTGACTGGCCGGAAAATGAAGCATTCCCGTCGAAGCTGGATCGACCGGCGGCACCGGCCTGGCTGGCCGGCCAGTTGTAAAGCCCCCGCCTACAAGCCGCCTTGCTCGTCTCGGGCGCGCGCGTGCAGCAGCCTGTGCAGGTATCCCACTCCACTGCACAGGCACTTCCCATGGCCGACTACCTCCACGGCGTCCGGGTCATCGAGCTCACCGATGGCACTCGCCCGATCCGCACCATCCCCACCGCTGTTATTGGACTGGTCTGCACCGGCGAAGACGCTGATGCAGCTACCTTCCCCCTGAACACACCAGTTCTGGTCACCAACGTGCAAACCGCCGTGGGCAAGGCCGGAACCACCGGCACGCTGAAGAGCAGCCTGCAGGCCATTGCCGACCAGACCAAACCCTACGTCATCGTCGTGCGCGTCAAGGAAGGCGCAACCGAAGCCGAAACCACCAGCGCTTTGGTAGGTACCACCACGGCGGACGGCAAGTACACCGGCATGAAAGCGCTGCTGACCGCCAAGGCCAAAGTCGGCATGGTGCCGCGCATTCTCGGTGTACCCGGCCTGGACAGCCTGGCCGTGGCCACCGCTTTGGTCTCGATCGCTCAGGACTTACGCGCCTTCAGCTACGTCAGCGCCTGGAACTGCAAGACCAAGGAAGAGGCGGTTGCCTACCGCGAGAACTTCGGCGCCCGTGAGGCGATGGTGATCTGGCCCGACTTCGAGAACTGGGACACCACCGCCAACGCCCAGACCAAAGCCTCGGCAGTGGCCCGGGCCCTCGGACTGCGCGCCAAGATCGACCAGGAGGTCGGCTGGCACAAAACCCTGTCCAACGTCGCCGTCAACGGCGTGACCGGTATCAGCGCCGATGTGTTTTGGGACCTGCAGAATCCGGCCACCGACGCCAACTACCTCAACTCCAACGAGGTCACCACCCTCATCAACGAAAGCGGCTATCGCTTCTGGGGCAGCCGGACCTGCTCGGAAGACCCGCTGTTCGCGTTTGAGAACTACACCCGCACCGCACAGATCCTGGCCGACACCATGGCCGAGGCGCACATGTGGGCTGTGGACAAACCAATGACCCCCACCTTGGTCAAGGACATCATCGAGGGCATCAACGCCAAATTCCGCGAGCTCATCACCGCGGGCTATCTGATCGGTGGCAGTTGCTGGTACGCCGAGGAAGCGAACGGCAAGGACACGCTGTACGCCGGCAAGCTGACGCTGGATTACGACTACACCCCGGTTCCACCTCTGGAAGACCTGACCTTCCGCCAGCGCATCACAGACAGCTACCTGATGCAGTTCGCCAGCAGCATCAACGCCTAATCGGAGATAACCAGCATGGGTATGCCCAGCAAACTCAAGAACCTCAACATGTTCAACGACGGCAACAGCTACCTGGGCGTAGTGAAGACCGTCACCTTGCCGCCCCTCGGCCGGAAAATGGAGAGCTACCGCGGCGGCGGCATGAACGGCCCCGTGAAGGCCGACCTGGGCATTTCGGATGACGGCATCCAGCTCGAATGGACCACGGGCGGTCTTGACCTGGTCTCGCTGCGTCAGTTCGGTGCCATCGGTGCAGCGGCCTTCGGCCTGCGCTTCTCGGGCGCGTACCAGCGCGACGACACGGGCGAAGTCTCCACCGTCGAGGTCGTGGTGCGCGGCCGGCACGAAACCATCGAGATGGGCGAAGCCACTCCTGGTGAAGACACCGAACACTCCATCAGCACCACCTGCAGCTACTACAAGCTGGTCGTCGACAACGAAGACATCATCGAGATCGATCTCTTGAACTTCATCGAGAAGGTCAACGGCGTCGACATGCTCGAAGCCCAGCGCCGCGCCATCGGCCTCTAACTCCTCCGCACACAAGGAATCACCATGGACACCGTCGACAACAACGCCGAAAACCTCGAATCGCAGGGCCAAGCCACCGGCCAAACCACGGTCGAGGTCGAAGCGAACGCAGCACCCGCCAACCCGAACACCGTCCGCCTGGACACCCCGATCAAGCGTGGTTCGCACTTGCTCGAAGAAATCACCCTGCGCAAACCGGCCTCGGGCGAGCTGCGCGGCATTCACCTGGCCGAGCTGCTCAACATGGACGTCACCAGTCTGATCAAGCTGCTGCCGCGCATTACTCAGCTGACCGCCCCTGAAGCAGCCCAGCTCGACCCTGCCGACCTGGTGGCCATCGGGGTGAAAGTCACCGGTTTTTTGCTGCAGAAGCAAACGAAGACGGACGCCTCCCTGCTTGCGTAGAAGACGCCATGGCCGATCTGGCCGTGGTTTTCCACTGGGGGCCGGCAGACATGGACCTGCTGAGCATCACCGAACTGATGGATTGGCGCGAGCGTGCGCGGGTTAGGAGCGGCAACAATGGCAAATGATCTACGGCTGAGGGTGGTGCTGGACGCGGTCAACAAGGCCACCGCCCCACTGCGGGAGATCAACCAGAGCGGGCATCAAACCGCCCAGGCGCTCAAGGCCACCCGCGAGCGCCTCAAAGAGCTGAACGCACAGCAAAAGGACGTCAGTGCGTGGCGTCAGCAGCACGCCCAGGCACGCCAGACCGCTCAGGCCCTGGATGAAGCCCGGGCAAAGGTCCGGCAGATGGGCAAGGACATGTCCGCTGTCGAGAACCCCACCAAACAGATGACGGCCGAGTTTCAGGCCGCCATCAGGGCCACCAATGCGCTGAAGCAACGGCAGCAGGAAGAGCAGGAGGCGCTGCGGGGATTGCAGCGCCGGCTCGGCGAAGCCGGTATCAGCACGCGCAACCTGAACCAGCACAATGCGGCCATGCGCCAGGGAATGACGCAGGCCAATCACGCGATCGAGCAGCAAGAGGCCAAGCTCAAGCAACTGGCGGCAACTCAGCGCAGAGCGGCCGAGGCCAAGGCCCGGCTGGAGAAAACCCAAGGACGGGCCGCCAGCATGGCCGGTGCCGGTGCAGTAGGGATCGGCGTCGGCGTTGGGATGGGCATGGCCGGGGCAACCCTCATGGCGCCCCAGATGGAGCTTGCCCGGCAGGGATCGCTGGTCGCAGCTCAGTCCGGAGATTCACCCGAGCGTGCCGGCCAGTACGCACAGATCATGCGCAACATCCGCACTGACGGCCAAAGCACCGACATTGCCGAGATCAGTGAAGCGGTATCGGCAGCAAAAAGCACGCTTGGCTCGCTGGGCACACTGGGTGATCAGGAGCTTGATGCTGCCTCTCGGAAAGCCCTGGACCTCTCCAAAATCATGGGCATCGACGTAGCCGAAAGCATTCAGATGGTCGGCATCCTGATGAAGAACGGCCTGGCCAAGAGCAGCGACGAAGCGTTCGACCTGGTCGCCGCCGGCATGCAGAAGGTCTCGACGCAAATGCGGGGGGAGATCCCCGAAATCTTGCACGAATACTCGACTCACTTCCGTGGGATGGGCTTCAGCGGATCGGAGGCAATGAGCCTGCTGGTGAAGATGTCCCAACAGGGCAAGTTCGCCCTGGACAAAACCGGAGACGCGATCAAAGAGTTCTCGATCCGTGGCTCCGACATGTCGAAAACCAGCACCGAGGCCTACGCCTCGATCGGGCTCAACGCCGGGAAGATGTCCACTGCGATCGCCAAAGGTGGCGACGACGCCCGCCAGGCGCTGCAGAAAACCGCACAAGCGCTGCTGCGCATCAAAGATCCGGCCGAGCGTTCCAACGCGGCCATCGCATTGTTCGGCACGCCGGTTGAGGACTTGGCAATCGACCAGATTCCGGCCTTCCTCCAGGCGCTGGCAGCAACCCAGTCTTCGCTGGGCGAGACCGCCGGCGCCGCCGATAAGATGGGAAAGACCTTCCGCGACAACCTGTCGGGCGACCTGGACAAACTCACCGGCAGCTGGGGTGCGCTTATAGGCACGCTGATGGACGGCCAGAATGGTCCACTGCGAGAAATGGTGCAGTCAGTGACGGAAGTCACTGGCACGGTACGCACCTGGATCGAAGCGAACCCCGAGCTGGCTTCGGGTATTGCCAAAGGTGCAGCAGCGCTAGCCGTTCTCGTCACTGGCATGGGTGCACTCACCATTGCCCTGGCCAGCATGCTGGGACCATTTGCGATGGTCCGGTACGGAATGACGCTGTTCAGCATCAAAGGGGCCTCGATGCTTCCGGTGCTTGGCAAGCTGGCAACTACGCTGCGCGGCGGGCTGCTTACGGCAATTCGAGCGGTAAGCATCGCCTTATGGGGGCTTTCGGCCAACCCGGTGGCAATTGCCATTGCCGCAGTCGTGGCCGCGCTGGCCGGGGCTGCCTATCTGATCTATCGCAACTGGGACCAGGTGAAGCAGTACTTCACCAGTTCCTGGAACGAGATCCGTACGGGCTTCAGTGCAGGCATTGGCGGCATTCTCAGCGTGTTGGCGAATTTCAGCCCGATCGGCTTGATCTACCAGGCATTTGCCGGCGTATTGAGTTACCTAGGCGTAGACCTGCCAGCCCGGTTCACCAGCTTCGGCGGGATGATCGTCAGCGGACTGGTCAATGGTCTGGTCGCCGGTATGGGGCAGATCAAAGAGACCATCAGCTCACTCGGCGAGTCGACCATCGGTTGGTTCAAGGAAAAGCTAGGCATCCACAGCCCATCTCGGGTGTTTGCGGAGCTGGGCGGCTTTACAACTGAGGGCTTGGCCATCGGCCTCGATGCCGGCGCAAAAGCGCCGATCGACGCGGTCACCCGCATGGGCCGGCGGCTATCCCAAGCCGGCAGCTTCGACCTGAATGCGGCGGTACCGGAGCTGGCGAATAACCCGGGCGTATCGGCCGCCGGCGGCATCACCATGGACAACCGGCCACCGATCGGTGCCGCCCCGCCTGTGGTCAACGACAGTCACGACACCTACCACATCACAATCCCCGCGCCGGCCGGGATGGACCCACAAGCCATCGCCCGGGCCGTGGGGCTGGAACTGGATCGCCGCGACCGCGAGAAATCCGCCCGCCGGCGCAGCAGCCTATACGACCAGGAGTAACCAACCATGATGCTTGCCTTGGGCATGTTCGTATTCAGCCTGGACACCCTGGCCTACCAGGAGATGAACCGGCAAACCGATTGGCGGCACGCCAGCAGCAACCGGGTAGGAGCGCAGCCAGCCCGGCAGTTTGTTGGCCGCGGCGATGACAGCGTGACCCTACCGGGTGTGTTGCTGCCCGAGCTGGCGGGCGACATCACCTGCCTGGATGAACTCAGGGGGATGGCTAACACGGGCAAGGCCTGGCCAATGGTCGACGGCACAGGCCGTATGCGCGGTCTGTACGTCATCGAGAGCCTGAGCGAGGGACAAACGCTGTTCTTCCAGGACGGCACCCCACGCCGTATTGACTTCACCCTTTCCCTGCAGAGAACGGATGAGGGCCGTGTAGACCTGCAGGAAGGTACGGCCAACCGCAATTCCCGCATCCTGAGGCAGCTATCGTGACCGAGGAAGAACAACGCGTCGCCTCAGTCATGCGGGAAGCCCGGACTGCGCTCAAGCGGGATACAGCCTACCCGGCTCCCGCTTTCCGGCTGACAGTAGATGGCAAGGACATCGCCAAGCTCATCAGTCCGCGGCTTATCTCTCTACAGTTGACGGATAACCGTGGCATCGAGGCCGATCAGTTCAGCCTGAGCCTGAGCGACCACGACGGCCTGTTGGAGATACCGCCGAAAGGCGCGACGATTCGCCTGTGGCTGGGCTGGAGCGATACAGGCCTGGTCGACAAAGGCACCTACACCGTCGACGAAACCGAGCACAGCGGGTCACCGGATACGCTCAACATCCGGGCACGCTCTGCCGACCTGGGCAAGGGTTTGAAGACCAAGCGCGAGCGCAGCTGGAACAGCACCACGCTTGGCCAGGTGCTCACCGACATCGCCCGTGCCAGCGGCCTCAACACCAACATCGCGCTGGCGGTAGCTGAACGTGCAGTGAAGCACCTGGACCAAGCCAACGAGTCTGACGCAAACCTGCTCACCCGCCTCGGCGAGCTGCACGACGCGGTCATCACAGTCAAAGCTGGGAAGCTGCTGTGCTTACCAGCTGGTGGCGGTAAAACACCCAGCGGCTTGGCGCTTCCTCATGTGACGCTGACTCGGGCCGATGGCGACGGCCACCGGTTCCTGCAGGCCGATCGGGACAGCTATGACGGGGTGAAAGCCTTCTACTACGACGTGGGCAGCACGAAAAAGCAGGAAGCCATTGCCGGCGGCGGCGACAAGATCAAAGAGTTGCGTCACACGTATAGCGATCGGGACTCGGCACTCCGGGCTGCACGCTCGGAGCTCAATCGCCTGCAGCGCGGCAGTGCAACGCTTAGCTACAACCTGGCCAAGGGCCGCGCCGACCTGATCCCGGAACTGACCTACAGTCTGCACGGCGTAAAAGCGGAGATCGGCGCCATTGTCTGGTACGGCGGGAACGTACAGCACAGCCTCACAGCTGACGGCGGCTTCACCACCAGCCTGGAGCTGGAAAGCAAGCTGCCAGAGGATAGCGTTGCAGGCCTGTACGAAGAGCCAAAAGATGGGGGGTATACAGGAGCGGTGGCGTTTTACAAGGACAAGGCCACGGGTAAGGAGATCTCGGTAGTGGCGGGCGACGCGTCAAAACCAAAGCGCCTCTCGCGGGTTTACTCCACAAGGGAAGCGGCTCAGAAAGCAGCTGATCAATCGTGGACGAAACTCCAAGAAGCAAAAGAGAAGTAATGGCCCCCGGTTTCAGCCGGAGGCCACGGGCGCTTTAGGAATTATCTTGCTGCTCGAAGGCCTCGAGAATCATGGTGATTTGTCGTCTCTGCTCTGGCTTCCTGCGGCAGAACAGCCACACCAAACGAAACACGTCCTTAAAAGTTGGGCTCTTGCGATCCAGCATAGACACTCCATTACAAGCGCTCGGCACCACCATGGCACCGGACTAAACGCTTGGGAGTCACCTATTCTCTGCATGCCAGCGCGTGCCACCAGCCCAAAGTGATGGCCGCATGCCACTATTTTATGACTTCAACTTTTTGGCGCGCCGAGAGAATTCAACGAAAAGCGCTCAATCACTTGTCAGTGACAAACTCCTGTACAAATTCGGCGCGGGACGCTGCATTGTCATGCTGCTGGATAAATTGCTCTCGCCAGGCGCCAGGGTCGGATTTTAGGGCTGAAAGACTGATGTCGTAGTGCTGCTCAACTTGCGCTCTGCTCACGTCCAGAGTCTGTGCCTTGTGCGGCCTCGGTATGGTCATGGTGATCCGGTCCATGCCGGGCATGTCACGGAGTACCCGTACAGACTCAACAGCGAACACCTTGTTAGCCTTGTCACCCGTCTCGAAATAGTCCGGCTGACGATCGGGAATTTTGAACTCAATCGCCCCGGTCGAACCCGACTCCTTGGCAGATTTGACAACAGAAGACGAGAAGATCCGCTCTACCTTGTCGCTGAACTCGTCAGCCCAGGCATTCCCCGCCGACAATGCGATAACAGCTACCGCAGTGCCTTGTGCCAAAGCACGCTTGAAGAAATTCATTCCATGGATTCCATGCGCCCGCAGCCACCGGCCTGCGAACGCCAGAGATATATGGGCCGGCGCCCGCTTAAAGCTCGATCACTACTTGTGGAAGACTGCCAAGGCTTCACTAACCGAGTTCACCGTGGCCTTCGCTTCGGGGGTCATGCTTCGGTAGCGCTCAACAAGTAGGGCCTCATCGGCGGCAAGGCTGCCTGAACTCTGAGGCTTTCGTTCGCCAGTGACGACGTAAAGCACGTCCACACCCTTCTCGGCAACGGCCGACAGGTAGCTCGCATCAGGGCTTCTTTCACCCTTTTCGTAATTTATTTGCGTGGTTTTCCCCACGCCGCCTGCAGTCGCCAAGTCCGTCTGGCTAACGCCAAGACGCGACCTTTCTTCCTTCAGCCGATCGCCGATGGCCATTTTTTTAAACCTTAGGCATTGACTGGTCCAAATTATTGAACCATCATCACCGCTACATGAACACGTTTGAACACAGATGAACACTATGCCCGCCCCCCTTACGTTGGATCAAGCACGCGAAAAGCTCGATCGAGCCGGCATCTCCATCGCCGAGTTCAGTCGCAAACACAACCTCAACAAAAACCTGGTCAGTGACCTCCTCAACGGCCGTAAAAAAGGCCGGTTCGGAGAGGCCCACCGCGCAGCTGTTTTGCTCGGTATCAAGATCGGCGATATCGAAAAGTAATCACCCTGGCCCAAGGAAGAAACCAGAACATGAAGACCCCCGTTCTAGAAACCCTGCGCCAGGTTGTCAGCGCCGTTGTGTGCGCTTACCCGGGCGGCCGTGAGTGCGCTGCTGCACGCCTCGGATTCCAGCTGAAGCAGTTCGACAACCGTGTGTATGAAAACGCCGGCAGTCGCCCTTTGAGCTATGACCAGATCCACCTGCTCGAGCAGGTAGCCAACACTACTCACCTACCTGAGTTCATCGCTCGACTTTATGGCGGCATGTTCGTGCCACTGAGCAAAACAGAGGACCTGGACAACGTCGAGCTGTTCCGCCGATCGCTGAAGACCGACGCCAAGCTAGGTCACATCGATCAGCTCATCGCTGCAGCGATCGAGGACGGCGTTATCGACCCCTCTGAGGCGATGACCATCATCCAGGCCCTGACTCGCTACTTCGCCGCCCGCACCGCTGAAGTCGCTGCAACTATCCAGCTCTACAGCCCAGTAAATGCAAGGGGTGCGAAGTGAGCAGCGCCTACAAACTCGTATGCCCCCACTGCAACAGCAAGATGCGTATTCGGACCAGCGAAGGCACCCACATTTTCCTGCGCATTGCCTACCTGCAGTGCGTGAACGAGGCCTGCGGCTGGTCAGTACGGGCCCAGTTCGAAATGACCCATGAAATGAGCCCGAGCGGCATGCCGAACCCGTCTGTGCAGCTTCCCGTGGCGCCTGTCGCAATTCGCCGCCAGGCCATGAAATCCGCTTCATCCGACAACCAACCCGATTTGCTCGACCAGTTGGACATGGAGGCAGTAACCGCATGAACGCCATTGCCCTGACCACCAATCACGAAACCGACTACCGGGACGCCATGCAATGCGCTGCCGTGGCTTACCTCTTCCGGCGCGAAGGCCTGCACCTTTCTGGCGACCACCAGGTGCTGGATATCTGCAGCACGTACCTGGCCCAGTCGCTGGAGGTTCCAGCTCACCTGGTGCAACGCATCGCTGAGCTGGCTGTAGCTGAGTTCGAAAGCAAGACCACCAAGCGGCTGCAGATGATTGGGGTGTGCGCATCCAGTGGGATCTTCCGTCCAAGGCTCATCCTGTTGGACACGATCACCCAGCACCGATACCAGGTGCCGGCACGCTATTTACCGCGCCGCATGCTCCACCACCGCAACACCTGAAGTAACCCCGAACAACCCCCTTCCCTATGCCCCGTCCTGCGTGGGTAAGGGGAAACTGCATTCAATTGGTGGCAACCATGACCAAAATCACCATCCAGCTGGAGCTGGACGAGCAGCAGGCAGAGCGGTATCTGCAATGGCTCAACACCCAGTACAGCAGCACCATGGCCGAGGTTTGGCACTCGGATCGCTATCGCCACGTCCCAAGCGGCGAGCGCGGGCCCAAGGTACTTCGGGATGTTCCTCACCTGGTCGGGATTGGCCGCACCTGCCGCGAGCTGAAGAAGCAACTTGCATGTACTGGGGAGCGTTTCCAGTGAGCCGCCAGCCAATGGAACACAGCCTGCGCGCCGAGCTGCTGCGTCGCCTGCAGGATGACTACGGCCTCAGGCCAATCGCGAACACCGATTACATGCGCAAGGGCAAGTGCCCAACCTGCGGAAAGCCCGAACTCTACTCGCGCCAAGATGAGCCATGGTTCATCAAGTGCGGCCGGGGTAAGTGCGGCGATCAGTGGCACGTCAAGGAACTGTACGACGACCTGTTCGACGACTACAGCAAGCGCTACCCAACAACCCAAGAGGCACCGCGCGCCTCAGCTGATGCCTACATGCAGTACGCTCGCGGCTTCGACCTGAGCATGGTCAAGGGGTGGTATAGCCAGGACAACTACTGGGATCGGCCTCTCGGGATCGGTAGCGCCACAGTGCGTTTCAAGCTTGAGCACGGCGAGTACTGGGAGCGCCTGATCGATCAGCCTCACCGTTTCGGCAAGAAGAAGGCACGATTCGCCCCGGGCCAATCGCCGCGCGGTTACTGGTGGTGCCCGCCTTGCGTTGATCTGACCGAGGTAGATGAGCTGTGGATCGTCGAGGGCATTTTCGACGCCATTGCACTGGTGCACAACAACGTCGACGCCGTGTCTGCTATGAGTTCGGGCGCCTTCCCGTTCGAATCACTCAAGGCGCTGGCCCAGCAACGCAGAGACGCCGGCCAGAAGCTGCCTCGCTTAGTCTGGGCGCTGGATAATGAGCCTGGAGCCCACCGCTACACACGCAAGCATGCCGCAATGGCGCGCGACCTGGGCTACACCTGCCTGGCGGCGCAGATTCCCCAGAAGGGTCGAAAGGTCGACTGGAACGACCTGCACCAGCGCTGGCACTTCCTCGACACCGATAAGCGCCAAGATCAAGTCGACAAGGACCTGCGCGAGGCCCGTTATAACGGCAGCCTGCTGCTGGCCGACAGCGCTGCAGAAAAAGGCGTGCTGATGTACGACTGGCGAGAGCGCCAGGAATTTCACTTCTCGTTCGAGAACCGCCTGTATTGGTTCAAGATGGACGTGGAGAAATTCAACAAGGCGCAGCAGCAGCTGGACGAATCCGAGCGGCAGGAAGACCTGGTGCTCACAGATCGCCAGCGCCGCGACAAAGCACTGCGTCAATGCGGGGCGGTGATCGAGATCGCCAACTGCTTCCCGCAGGCCCTGTACTTCCAGCGCAATGAAGTGACGGATGAGTCCTGGTACTACTTCCGCGTCGACTTCCCGCACGATGAACCGAGCGTGCTGAACACCTTCACCGGTGGCCAGGTCGCAGCGGCAAGCGAGTTTAAGAAACGCCTGCTGGGCATGGCGGCCGGTGCTGTATTCACCGGGACCGGCTCCCAGCTCGATCGCATCATGCAGCATCAGCTATTCGGCCTGAAAACCGTCAAGACCATCGACTATGTCGGGTACAGCAAGGAACACAGCTGCTACGTGTTTGGCGACCTGGCCGTGCGCGGTGGCGTGCTGGAGAAGGCCAACGCCGAGGACTACTTCGAATTCAAAGGGCTGCGTCTAAAAACGCTGCAGAAGTCGATCCGCCTGGAGATCAGCCAAGACGCCACAAGCTACCGCCCGAACTGGTTCAACTGGCTGTGGACCTGCTTTAGCACCCAAGGAACCATCGCTCTCGCCTTCTGGTTTGGCTCTCTGTTCGCCGAGCAGATCCGTGCCGAGTTCCAGTCTTTCCCGTTTCTGGAGGTGACCGGCGAGGCCGGCGCTGGCAAGTCCACGCTGCTGATGTTCCTGTGGAAGCTGCTCGGCCGGCAGGACGAGGAAGGCGATGACCCGATCAAGATGACCAAGGCCGGCTTGCGACGCTGGCTGAGCCAGACTTCGGGCATGCCGGTGGTGATGTTGGAGGCCGATCGGAGCGATGCGGAAACTGGTGCAGCCAAGTCGTTCGACTTCGACCAGTTCAAACCGCTGTTCAACGGTCGAGGCCTTGGCCTGACTGGCGTCAAGAACGGGGGCAACGACACCAATGCCCCGCCCTTCCGCGCCACTCTGGTTTTCAGCCAGAACGCTCCGGTAGTCGCGTCTGAGGCAATCCTGACGCGGATCGTGAAGCTGCACTTTGTACGCCCTGACGTGACCAGCGAAAGCCGCTCGGCCGCTGACAACCTCAATCACCTGCAGGCCAGCGAAGTGAGCCACTTCCTGCTGATGGCCGCCAAGGCAGAACACAAGGTCATGGAAACCTTCCGCGCCCAGGTGAAGGTGCACGAGCAGGCCCTGCGTGAGCAACGCGAAATCCGCATCGAACGGATCATCAAGAACCACGCACAGATGATGGCCCTGGTCGACGCGCTGCGTGTCGTGGTGCCAATGAGCGACCGCCAACACGAAAGCACACTGCGCGAACTGCGAGCCATGGCCGTGGGCCGTCAGCACGCAGTGAACGCCGACCCGAAAGAAGTGGCCGAGTTCTGGGAAGTGTTCGACTACCTGCAATCGCTGAGCGAAGACCCGGTGGTGGACCACAGCAAGAACGCCGAGCTGATCGCCGTCCATCTCAACGAGTTCTGCGAGCGCGCGGCCGAGCACAAACAAAAGCTGGCTGACGCCACCACCCTGCGCACCTTGCTGCGCAACAGCAAGTCACGCCCCTTCGTGAGCAATAACCACGCCGTAGACAGCGCCGTGCGAGCGACATTCAACAGCCGCACAACGGCAGCGAACCTGCGGCCGACCACTGTGAAGTGCTGGACCTTTAAGGCCGCCAAGGCCGGATGAACCAATACCCGGTGCTGCAACACCGGGCTCAACCCCAAGGAGAAACGACATGCAACATCAAACCCCTCGATGGCTCACCCTGTTCGTCGATGCCCACGGCACAAAAGGTGTGATTGCGCTGGCCTGGTGGGTCGGCGCTCGCCATGCAGTGGATATCAGGGATCTGGACGGTTCATTCCCCTTCCTGCAGGTACTACCTTCTGGTCCACAGCCATCCGCTCTACTTGCAACACTCTCGATCCTTTCCGGCGTGCCTGAGACACCGATGATCAGCACTGCTGCATGTACACCGTCTGCCCTGAATCGGACCCTGTTTGCTGAAACGGGTATTCCGCTGGTGATCGAGGAAGTGGCGCAACCTGCTAGTTCCGCCTTCGACTGGGATTCGCTGAAACCGCTGTTCAACAACTGCATCTGGGGCGCGATCAGCCGAAGCGTTGACCCACATCGGGCAGGAAAGAGATTTGTTCGAGCCGTTGCGATCTTGACCTCTGAGATCGGTAGCCCAGCGCTGCAGGCAAGGACGGTTCAGCTGCATGCTGACCAAGTAGAGCAGATCCGCCCCAGTGAACTCGCCTTCCAACTGCTGCAACAGCTGGGATCTTGTGCAGATGCCCTGTCGCTCTCTCCTTTGGCCCAGCGCCAGTTGATCTATCGGGTCGGTGGCACACAACGCCATATCGACATGCTTCAGGAAGAGCTGGGAAATCGCCTGCCCCATCGCCACGCAAAGAACTACGCCCAACTGATCTCTCTGGTTCATGCCGTCAACGACATATTCCATCTGCCAGAGGGAGAGTGCTCAAGGGCAGTACAAGCGCTCATCGACATGGCCGATGCATCGGCCGAAGTTCCGTTCTGACCTGAATTCAAGAGTGCCGGGCAGCTGCAACTGGCCGGCGATCAGCCCAAGGAGAAACGACATGCATCACTACTACAAATCCGACGCCGGCGACGTGGTGGCCATCGTCCAGGAGTTCTACCAGGCCAAAGGTCTGCTGAATGAGCGCCTGGTCGCGCTCGGCAAACTGTTCGGCGGGCCTGTCGCCCCGATGCGCGACATCACCTCGCACTTCGCCGGCGGCGTGAAGCTATCCGCCAGTCGCGAACTGGACGCCCACTGGTGCCGTCCTGACGAGCACGGATACCGAGGCCTCCGTCAGAAGGCCGTGCCACCCAAGGGCATCACCAAGGAACAACGTGCAGCAGTTCGGGCCGAGCATGAGCGCCTGCGTGAACTGTGGAAAACAAACTGCCCGCCCCGTCTCGACGCCCACGGGTACTGGAATCGGCTAAACGTGAACACAGGCAATCTGCTGCTGTGCGGTGGAGTCTTGTTCGAGCACCAGGGAATCGCCTTCTTCGCCCTCGGCTTCGAGATCAACAAAGCCAACTATGAAGAGCAGATTGCAGCGGGCAAGCCAACGGCTGGCTGGATCAATGGCGCCGTCGAAATCCTGCCCAGCGACTATGAAGCCGCGCGCCAGGCAAAAGTTGGAGGCGCCGCATGAGCAGCTTGGATCTCGACACCCTGAACATGGCTCTCGGCTTCCAGACTTGGGCGGAAGAGCGCGGCTTTGACATCCAAGCCAACCCCGACGGGACCTTCGTCAACCTCGAAACTCGCGCCGCCTGGCTCGGCTTTGAAGCGGCACATGGCCCTGACGGCTGCGGCCCTACGGGTCAGCAGCTCCATGCGCGAATCAAGAAAACCAGCGAATACGCGCACCAGACCGACAAGATGTTCCCAGTGCGCGTGGGTAAATCGACCCCTGCGGACTACGTGGTTCACGGTGGTCCAGGTGGCGTGTATCGCATGAAGGATGTGGAGCTTTACGTCATCGATGACGGCAAACAGTACCGCCTCAAGTAACAAGGTGGCGCCGAGGAGCTGCAACTCCCCGGCGCCGACCAACCCCAAGGAGAAACGACATGCAAGTAGAAACCCTTGAAGCCGGCGGCGAGAAGGCTAACACAGCCAACCACGACGCCCTGCCTTCTAAAAAAGCGGATAAACAAACGCGCCCACGCTTGGCCAGCCACTCGCTTGACCTGCCCAACCACTGCGACATCTGCAACAAGGCGCGCTCCACCAGGAAGCACCAGCGCTGCAGCCAAATCCGTCAGCAGCGGAAATCTCTTGAATGGGAGGCCTACATGGCAAACGTCCAAGCAAAGAAAGCACAACAGGGGCGCCGATATGCTCGCTAACCAACCCACAAAGCCGGACCTGGTTATCAGTGTTCGTCTCAGCGCCGGCACCTACACAGCCCGGGCACGGGGCGAAAAGACCACCGCCAGCAGCACCATCAGCGCCGCTGCAGCAGCACGCGCCTTGGCGAGCAAGTTAGGGGCCGTGATGGCGCAGCCCGATCTGTTCGCTGCCAACCGCTGCAGCACCGACCCACACGTTCAATTCACCGCACAGCGTAGCAACTGACCGGTTTGATTGGCTTCTGCCATGGCTGATTCCTGCCAGTGCGGTGCCCCAAGAATAGGCATCTAAATCTTCTAGGTTCGGCAACGAGCTAAACACTTGTCACGGCCCATACACTGGGCCGTACTTTTTTGAGTGACATTGAATGGCAGCTGGAGTCGAAGTACGCGGCAACCACGTCCGCGTGTATTTCCGTTACCAGGGTGAACTGTGCCGGGAAACCATCCCCGGCGATGCCTCGCCCGCAAACTTGGCCAACGCTGAGCGTCTGGTCGGTATCATCAACTACGAGATCGAGGCCGGCACGTTCAACTATGCCCGGCACTTCCCTGAATCTCCACGCGTCAAGACCAACACCCTCGGCCATTACATCGATCTGTGGTTGGAAATAAAGGGCAATCAGATGGCAGCCAGTGGCTTCGCGATGTACCGCAGCCGCACTGAGAAGCACATTCGCCCACGCTGGGGCGATCAACAGGCCGACCGGATCGATCACCTGGACATCCAGCATTGGGTGCAAACCGTGTTGATGCCCAAGCTGCACAACAAGACCGTGCGCGAAATCGTCAGCCACCTGCGCCAGATCTTCCAGCTATACCGCACCAGGAACCGCTTCGCCTTCGACCCCACCGATGGAATCACCATCTCACTGCCCGACGCCGATGACCCGGACCCGTTTACCCGGGAGGAAATCACGGCGATCCTCACCCAGCAGACTGACCGAGAGCAGGAAATCAACCTGACGGAGTTCATGATCTGGACTGGGCCGCGTGTCAGCGAAGCGATGGCCCTTGCCTGGGAGGACGTCGACCTGGTGGCTGGTACAGTGGAGATTCGCCGCGCGCGGGTGGCCGGCCAGTACAAAGTGACCAAGACCCGGCGCTCAACACGCAAGGTCAAGCTGCTCGCTCCAGCCCTGCGCGCCCTGCAGGCGCAAGCCAAGTTCACCCAGAACCTGCCAGCAGAACTGATCGAGGTCGTCGATCGCGACAATCGGACGGTGCGAGAGCAGCGCGTGCGCTTTGTCTTCCACAACAGCGCCACCAACGAGCCGTACCGCTCTTCCGATGTTCTGCGACATGGTTGGTGGATCACGCACCTGGAGAAAGCCGGCGTTCGCCAGCGCGGGCCGAACACCTGCCGGCACACGTTCGCCAGCCAGATGCTGAGCAGCGGTATCGCTACGCCTGAGTGGATTGCGGACCAGATGGGGCACACGTCGACGGCGATGATCTTCAAGCACTACGCGAAGTGGATCAGCGAGGACGGCCCGGATGTGGTGGGATTGTTGAATCAGGCGCTCAGGTTGATCTGAACGCACAAAAAAAGGGGCCGCAAGGGCCCCTTTCTTCTGCCTGTCATTCCCAAAGTGTTCCCAAAATGCTCCCATTTGAGGGTAAAGCAGCGGCGAACATCAATGAAATCAAGCACTTGTATGGCGGAAGCGTAGAGATTCGAACTCTAGGATAGTTGCCCATCGACGGTTTTCAAGACCGTTGCCTTAAACCACTCGGCCACGCTTCCAGCTCGTTTTGCGGCCGCCATAATACCGTAATGAAACACGCTGTCAAACTCTCTGTGTCGCGGGTTGCAGGACGTCTGATAGACTCCTAGCATCTGAACGTCTGAAACCACAGGTTTACCAAGGAGCCTCGCCATGCGCGAACAGGATTACGCCGTACACCACGGCCAGCAGGTCGAGCAGCAGGAGATCAGCAAAGTCCTGCGCAACACGTACAGCCTGCTGGCACTCACCCTCGCCTTCAGCGGTGTCATGGCCTTCGTGGCCCAGCAGATGCGCGTCGGCTACCCGAACGTGTTCGTGGTGCTGATCGGCTTCTACGGGTTGTTCTTCCTCACCAACAAACTGCGTGATTCGGCCTGGGGCCTGGTGTCCACCTTCGCCCTCACCGGTTTCATGGGCTTCATCCTCGGCCCTATCCTCAACCGTTACCTGGGCATGGCCGGTGGCGCTGAAGTGGTCAGCTCGGCATTCGCCATGACCGCACTGGTGTTCGGTGGCCTGTCGGCCTATGTGCTGATCACCCGCAAGGACATGAGCTTCCTCAGCGGCTTCATCACGGCAGGCTTCTTCGTGCTGCTGGGTGCGGTGGTTGCCAGCTTCTTCTTCCAGATCAGCGGCCTGCAACTGGCGATCAGCGCTGGCTTCGTGCTGTTCTCGTCGGTCTGCATTCTGTTCCAGACCAGCGCGATCATCCATGGCGGCGAGCGCAACTACATCATGGCGACCATCAGCCTGTATGTATCGATCTACAACCTGTTCGTCAGCCTGCTGCAGCTGTTCGGCATCATGGGCCGCGACGACTGA